CCACACTCTATACAACTATCACATTTACAGGAAGATCCTGTGTTACACATGCATACTGAATTTTCTCCGCATTCACATGTCATTATGATTTGTAACCTCCACCTTTTGCTTTATATCTTTTTGCTAACATCTGGGCTTTTCTTCCAGACCATTGTCCGGGTGATCCACCTTTACCACTCGCCTTAATGCTATTAAATAATCTCTTACGCATACCGGGCTGTGTATAGTTACCTGCTGCGTTAACTGTGCTACCACCACTTTTTAATTTGATAGCCTTTAATTGGTTAGACTGTTTCTTATGCAAAGCACTAGCCTTTGCCAGTTTACCTGCTACTTTTTTTATTACTTTTTTTGCTTTTGTTTTTACTGCCATTTGTCTTAATGTCCTTTGCGTATAGATTATTAAATGTTACAGATGGATCTAAGTATGTCTCATGTCCTTCTGCGGAGTGCACCCATTGTGACGGTACAAAGTCAGGTGCACCCTCTCCAGTTCTCCATAAAGCAGGACTCGTTGCCCTTACTCTATTATTAGGCAGTGCTACAAAGTTTCCTGTCCAGCTACCAGCATCTGTTAAATATATTACGTGTGACTGTTTATGCTGTGCAGGATCATCTGCTATATCATTGCCTGTGTAATCTACGGTAAATAAATA